GTTAACGTTTTCGATCGCTTACCCGTTCATCGCTTGGTTGGCTAGGAGCCCTGTAATTGTAGGCCGCATGATACCACTAGCGTGGTAGGACGAACCTACGCCATTCTTGTTCCGTCCTATTGGTCATCACTTTGACGATCGATAGGACGTTACTTGCGTTTATTGGTTTCGGTGGCATGTAGACATCATAGATGTCCGCCTGTGACCGAACCGTGTGTTTAGAAGATGTGTCATTCCAACCCGGGTAACGGGTTGGTTCGATATCAGTCTTCAATAAGTATGTGTCGAACGCTCCTTGGTCTACTAGTATTTCTACTGTTAGACCAGGGATCAATTCGACTAGTCCGTTGAGGAATGCACCTTCATCTGCGTCGTGATCGAGCCAGGTGGAGATTGGAATCCTCGCAAAGATTTTGCCGCGAACCTCATTCATCGCACGACGAATGAGCTTCACGTCATCAGTAACAATTACAATCATCTCGTTCGTGCTTGCTTTAGCACGAAGGATGATGATTGGATCGTCTGCGATTACATCCGTTGGTGGGAAGGCGTAGTCCTCCCCGGCACGGATGTGATCTATGTTTTCGTAGAACCAATCCTCCAGTCGCACCACATCTCTTTTGTATGGTGTGTCCGGAGGTATTGGTCTCTTAAACCTTCTTAGATAGTCAAAATCCAGGTCCACCCGTAGTGGGTCGGCCTGGTTCATGACCTCTAATATACTCATCGGGTACAAGTCTTCCCTCTGCCTTGTTGCCAAGGCAAAGGGGGTGTGGTACCACATTCTTTTGAAGAGTGTGACTGCGGAGTAGACCGCCGCCTGTGTGGCGGTTGGTAACTCCACGGACATTCCCTTCATCGTTTCAAAGAGATCCACGCGCTCGAGTTTTTGCTCTAGCGTCTGGACCCGTTCCTGGAACAGGTAGTGTGCCATCAGCTTTCGCTCTGGTACCAACCTATTCGCGATTATGAGTTTCTCTAGAACGCCCTCCGGGAAGAGGTCCCATTCGTCCTCGCGGACGATTCGGTGTCTCTTCAGTGGGTCGTTTTGAGGTATTCTTTTTACCTCAAGAAAACTCTCCTTGTCAAAATGTGTGTCGGATACCGACAAAACTCCTCTGAGTTTCGTCAGTACCTCGGTCCTCTTTCCTGTTAACTCCTGTAGTATCGCAAGGGAAACGTTGCGACACCACGGGGATTTCAGACTCATGATAGCGTTGGTCCAGCTCCTGGTGTTCCACCTGGAGGGGACCTTCCCTACGCTGAATATTTGTCTGGGGAGATAGTACGGGTGTTTCTCGTACTTTACCCCCAGGCATACGTCTTGCATGACTGACGCTACCTGAAATAGTGATGACAAGTGGCGGTCGTCTCTTACATATTCCGAGTCCTTCCCTAGGAGAGTTACCTTTCCTAGGATTTCACTCGAATATTCCTTTCGGTCCTTCCGGGTATCGATTATTAATCGAAACTTCGGGTGGTCCAGGTACGGCATTAGCCGGATATCCTTGATACGGTTCGCGTTGCGGACTGTATTAAATCTATCCAACGGTATTCTCCCGACTTCCTCGCAATAAGTGAACCAGTCACTTGTCACGAAGGTGTCCATTGGGGATGTGTCATATCCTAGAAGGGTTGCCCCTTCTAGGAAGTAACTAATCCATTTTCTTGGCTCGGGACCAGAAACGAGGTAGACTCCGTCATCCCCGTTCCCGGCCCCGACTATGATGTGTTCCATTCCACACCTTAGATCTGCGTACTTCGCGCAGATCGGGTGTGCAATGCATAAGTTGGTCTTGGTCAACGGGTCTCCCATCGGAATCCCGTTCCTCATTATACCGACCATTTTCTTGTTGTACCACATCTCCTTCTGGCCCGGCCAAATGGAGAGTATGGTGTTGATTATGTCCACGTCGAGGTGCATCTTCTCCAGGAGAGGACGCATCGTGGCGTGGGCTGATTTGTGTGACGGCCTATCCGTTGCCTTTGTCCAATCCATGGATAAGGCGACGGGATCGTCTTCGAATAAGATTCGGCCACGGATTGGGTCAAGGTGGGTAACCTCCTCGATGAATCTGTAGCCTAGTCGTCCTGCTGACAATGAGTTGCTCAAGTAGTAGTTCGACTTGAGCATCTCTATCGTCAAATGTGAAAACGGTTGTAGGTAGGTGTCCTTCCAGAAGGAACCCACCGTCACAACCCGACATTTACCATTCTCCCGTATCCCTGCAATCCTCGTTTTGAAGGTTTCAGGGTTCCGGTAGATCTCTTCGTGTGCTTTCCGCCAGTAGTGGTTGCCTAGTTGGCCACCAGTATTGTCCGGAGAGAAAGGCGGAAGGTCGGGGAGATTCGGGTCCCTTTTCATGAACCCAAACTTCCCTTCCTTCCTTTTTGGATTTTCGACACAAGCTGAGGTGGACATACTCACACGGAAGTGTGCGCTTACCCCTTCGGCTTGTTCAACAATTTGAGTCGTGACGATATCTATTGCCTGCAATAGATGGTCGTTCGGCTCCCACCTTTTCTCGACGGTGACCTCGTCGATAAACTCGTTTATCGTCTTGGTCACCATCTTATTATTTGCTAGGCCTACTGCCCTCGTTTGCGTTAGGCACGCGACGCGCCACATCCTGGCCTTGCTGTTTCCAGCATGGTCGGTGTTGTACACGTCTCGGACCTTCGCGAACCAGGACAGTTTCCTATACTTTTTCGAATCCAAGACGAACGGCCTTCTTTCGAAGGCCGTCCGTTTGAATTCCTTTTTGAGTGATTTCAAGTCTGCCATATAACCTGCATAGTCGTATAGCATATTTGAAATCATGTTGTTTTGGAGTCGGTCGGCGAACCTGTATTGTTCGGCGGCCGTTTTCCCCTTGGTAGGCGCAAACACCTCGGGGTATGACATCAGCAATGACGTCATTACCCCGTCGGTAGTGTGCAATATTTCTTTAAGTTGAAGTTTCCCACCTTTTTGGGAGATGAGCCACTTCAGCTTATGTTTTGTGAGCTTCGACAGTCTAGGATACCAATGGGTCCTAGTCCGCAAAATCTCAATGCATTGAGAACGCGGGGCGCGGGCGAATTGGTTCCTACCAAATCGCTCACGCCACAAATTCTCGTATTCATAATCCCAGGCGACGTCGAGCTTCTCGGCGTCGCCCTTGGATAATGCATCCGTGAGCGCCGTCACGAGTTCTAGGAACTCGTAAGGGCGTGCATTAGATGACTCACAGGACTGCCTTGCCTCCCGTAGCGATACGGTAAGAG